CGGATCCGTCACCGTAACCGGAACCGTAACCGGATCCGTCACCGTCACCGGAACCGGAACCGGAACCGGATCCGTCACCGTAACCGGAACCGTAACCGGATCCGTCACCGTCACCGTAATCGGAACCGTAACCGGATCCGTCACCGTAACCGGAACCGTAACCGGATCCGTCACCGTCACCGTAATCGGAACCGTAACCGGAACCGTCACCGTCACCGGAACCGGAACCGGAACCGGATCCGTCACCGTAACCGGAACCGTAACCGGAACCGTAACTGGGATTTATTGTTTCCATAATGGAACACTTTCAATTGAAGATTTTGCTTTTTCTGTTACGTCTAAAATCTCTATAACTTGTAATAATTCAACTCTATCTACTGCAATTGGAAATTTACATTCATTTGGGCATGATGTTCCTTCCATCGCTAGCTGAGAAAGACTAGCTGCACCTTTCCAATACCATATGCGGCGAGCATTAGTTAGCACTACTTCTTGACCTTTTCGCGATTCTAAAAATCCTGCGAACACTCCCGCTGAATATGTCCTCACAATTACATATTTATTTTCCATCTTTCACTTCCTTATTTGTTTAGTTTCTATGTCATATCTCATACACTCACTAAATGTCTTATCCGGCCAGCGTGATACACAAGTCCATTAGTTCTATTATTTTAAACTCTGGATAAACTGAAGTCATTTCTCAACCTCCCTTACTCGTATCCATCGGTCATTTTTAAAATCAGCACCGGCGTAATCAGCATGGTATGCAATTGCAGCACCATTCTCAGGTGACAAATAAATCCAAAATTCTCTCGGTTCTTCTTTGATGATGAATTCTTTTTTGAGCAAATCGCCTAGAGTAAGGTGTGAAGCTTTAGTATTATCAGTTACCCAGTGGTTATAGATTTGATGTTTCCAAGGCTTCCCGCTCTGTATCGCTTCTATGCCGGTTACGAGTTTCATTTTATACCTAGCTTCTTCGATAACTCAGTTTTTGCATAGTCAAAGCATTGTTGAGTAAATAAATTACTTACCAAAGTATTGAAGTTATTTTTAAAATCTTTTACATTTTCTTCGACAACAGAATCAACTGCCTTTGTGAAAGCGTTTGTATCACTTTGATATGTTGTTTTTTTATAAACCATTTGCTCATGAATGGCTTTTACAAGCTCTTTCCTGAAAGTAGTTGGTGTTTTTTGTCTATCGCCATACCTATCAACAGATACATATTCAGTATTCATCAATTCAGCTATGGTATCGGGCATAAACTTAATTAATTGTTCTTTAATAGTTTCATTAATTACTTGCGATAATTCGCGATCAATCTGCTTGCCTATATTTTCTTTTATTTCCCTAACAAGTTTATCAGTAACTTGTCGGCGTACAGAGTCAGCAAGCGTTTCAACTCCTGATTCATCGCCAAGTATTTCATTTAAATCAATTTCAATTTTCATTTCCTAATCCTCTTAGGTTCAACATCGTATCTCATACACTCACTAAATGTCTTATCCGGCCAGCGTGATACACAAGCCCAATAGCTACCTACTGCAAATAACCCGAACCCGACAGCAACAAAGAAAAATATTAGAAATAGCTGCCATACTTCACGCCAAAACTTATATCGTGATTCTGGTATCCGCCATGCCAACATGGTTTTCATTTGCTTATCGAGATCTTTATTATCATGTTTCATGGCCTAATATTCATTTCCATCATCGTCAAACCGATCACGTTTTATTATATTAGTTTCAGATTCATGTGCCGTAAATTTTCCATCTTCAAAGGAGATAATTTCAAAAACTCTCTCTCGGCTATAAATATATTTATCATCTCTTTTAAGCTCAGGGAGAATAACTATAACCCTCATGCCACCTGCGATTTTTGTCGTATTTTTACAGCCGCATAATGTTATTAACTCACAAGGATATTCTTTCACTACTAAATCTCTTTCTCAAAAAGGAATTGATTCGATGTCTAATTCTGGTGCTAAATAAATAGGTTCGTCTTTTGGTTCGGTAGCTTCTACAGATCCAAGAAGCTCAATTTTATTAGCTATAATGCTGGTAAAATAGGTTTTTACTCCGTTTTTCTCGCTTGTGGAGTAACGGATTTCACCTTGAATGATAACTTGTTTTCCTTTCGTAAGATATTTTTGTGCAATCTCTCCCGTTTTATTCCATGCCTCTATTTGATGCCAATCTGTATGTTGAGTACCGTCAGATTTCTTGTAGCCTGTAGCAAGACTAAATTTAGTCACTTGGCTATTGCCTACTGCTCTAGTTTCTGGGTCTTTACCCAAGCGTCCACAGAGAGTTACTGAATTCATGCTTCCACCTCCATAAGTTTTTTTATTGACTGTTTCTGTATACCATTTGCCCATATTATTGACCAAAATCGAATGATTCTATCACTGTTTGAAGAGATTCCTTTGAAAACTCTTTGCCATGAAAAACATCACTAATGGGGAGGTGATATTGTGGTGGTATGTCTCTTTCTAAAAGAACTTTTTCCAATTTATCAACATGAGCACTATTTTTTGCATCAAAGATAAGCTTTTCTTGCGTAGCATAACTGATAGGTCTAGATATAGAACCTTGTTTTTTATGGGTTTCATCTATCATTTCCTCAGCTGGCGTACTCTCATATCCTGCCATATTCATGATCCATGAAAAAGCTAGCCTGTAGGCTTTTCCGGTTGCTCTCGTTATCGCCATTGATCTTATCGCGTATTCCGGTGAATCTTTGCGTCCAGTTTCGTCACGAGTACAAATAGCGGAAGCACTACCAACAGTAATACCGCTATTCTTATTAACCAGATCAACTTTTGCATACCAACCATTTTTGTATTCCTTTACTTCAGCTTCTAAAGGTAGAATACCTAACATTGTCCCTAGAGTGCACCAACCATCTACCTTGACATATTTCTTTTTACCGAACATTTGAAACATGGTTTGCTTTTCGATAATATCAGAAAGAACATTGGCCATTTGCGCAATTTGGTCGGCCATTTGAGAGGGTGGTAAATCTAGTATTGATGTTGGTAATCTATTTTTATTATAGGCCACTATTTCTTCTTTCATTTTCATTTTCCTTTAATTTTTTTCGTTCCATGGCTTCAATATAAACCTTGTCGGGGTCGTCTTCCCATGACCATGCTTTTGTAAGCGTACCATCTTTTATGCGCTTTATAACTTCATCAATATGAGGATCAGAAAACATTCTGATATATGCCTCATCTTCCGGCTTTAACATGTTTCTTATCCTTCAGATAGTTCGTTATAAGATGGGTTATAAGATGCCTAATAGTAGTGCCATTTTGTAAGCAATGGATAAGTATCTTTTTTTTAAGATCGGGATCGACTTCTGCAACTAATCTTGCTTTTGAACTCATACAAATTCCTTTTTTTTGATATAATATAATAACCAAATAACTTTTGCAAAATGTACAAATATTGTCAAGGAATATTATGTTTGAAATATTAAAACCAAATAATAATTTGTCGCTACTATCACCATATTTTCGTTCTCGCATTGAGAATGCTCTTAAGGATGTTCATGCTGCTGGTTATGATCTTTTCATTTTTGAGGGATACAGATCACCACAACGATCAAGCTACTTATATGAGCAAGGAAGAACTAGAGAAGGAAAGATTGTAACCAATGCGAAAGCTTGGCAATCACTACATAATTACGCCGTAGCCTGTGATCTTGTATATAAGATAAAGAATCGGTGGACTTGGGAAGGTGATTTTGATAAGCCGAGTTTAATCATGCGTGATCATGGTTTTGTGTGGGGTGGCACTTGGGGAGACAAGCCCCATTATCAGCTTGATGGTGGCCTGACTTGGCAGGAATGCAAGGCTATCACAGATCAACATGGACTTCCAGTTTTGTGGATCGAAATTGAAAACAGAATCATCTCAGGAAAAAATTAAGTTTTATAAACAATGGAAAATGTACAATCATTACATAATGATGATCATCCTGCCTAAATATTCATCAGATTGGGAAACAAAATTCCTCTTACAGATGCAAAGAAAATATGGCAAGCTTAGTGACAAGCAAAAATCACTTTTAGAAAAAATAATTAAAAAGTATTACCCATGCGCAAGGTTTCACTTCGATTAGATATCGCACCTAAAGCAAAACAACTACCGTTTGTGTTTAGAGGTCGAAGCATCAAGGATGCTAAAACCCGCAAGTTCGAATTGATGTTCAAGGAAGAATTGAAAAAAATATTTAAAGAAGAACCATTTGACTCGCCTATTGCTCTCACGTTAGTATTTGGATTACTCAAGCCCAAATCGGTCAAAAGATCTATGCCCTTCGTAAAGCCCGATCTAGACAATCTAATCAAATCCTGTGATTCAGGAACGGGTATTTTGTGGGTTGATGATGCTTTAATATGTAGTGTCAAAGCTAAAAAGATTTATGCGGCAGAGGCTTTTATAGAAATAACTATCGAGGAAATGCTAGAGTAGACAAAAAAAATCCCTATTGTGACATAGGGGTTCAACCAACTAATTGACTTAATTCGATTACCAAAACCCGCAACATTCATGAAAGGATTCGATAATGATTTCAATATATCCGACTCCAGGAATTTTTGCAAACATTAATTATCCTTTTTCCCCAGTTAATCCACAGCGCTTCTCTGAGCTTGCAAGCTATGTCACTACTCATACTTGGAGTCCCATCATTTACAAAAATGAGACAAGGCGTAGCGATAATTTTTCTCATTCGATTATTGTAGGTTTAGACTTCGATGAGGGTATGACTTTAGGTCAAGCTAAAGAGAATATCTTTTGTGATATGCGCCACATTATAGGTACGACTAGAAATCATCGGAAACAAAAAAAAGATAAATTGCCCTGCGACCGTTTTCGCGTGATTTTGCAGTTTGAAAAAGTCATTACGGATATGCGTGTTTATAAATGGAATGTTCAAAAGCTAGTGAGCCATTATGAATCTGATAATAACGCGAAGGATGCCGCGAGGCTATTTTTCCCTTGCATTGATATCGTGAGCTTGGGTGATGGCTATTTGCTTGAAGTTGAAGACCCTCCAGATTGGTTTATGAATAACTCAGCGAAGGATGCAGAATTATCGGCTTACGCTAAATTGGGTGATCTACCTTTTTGGCTGAAACGCAATTTAGCTACCCCAGTAGCTCAGGGAAATAGGAATAGTGCGGTTTTCGGTATGGCCATGGATTTGTCGAAGATATCTTTTGACAAAAAATATGTAGAAAGCCAGCTTTTTGATAGCCAAGTTTATAAAGATAATGCCTCTGATATGGAATTTGTCAGGGGATTTAATGCAACCATCAACAGTATTTTCAGGAGAGCCGGTAAATGAGTGACTTAACGATTGTAGAAGGGGGTAAAAAGGGCAAGGGCAAAGGTCAAAAGGATGAAAAGCCAGGTTTAAACAAGAGTCAGCGCAAAGTTATAAAGATCAATGAGGTTGCTAATATTGTGGCCGCTGGTGGTATTGGGGTAAATCTTAGGGTGGCAGAGGATGATATAGGCGTGAGAAGGATATTACTAGTTAATGACAATAAAGAAGTTAGGTATGTTGATGATGATTTATTAATATACAACTTAATAACCTATGTTCAAAAATTTATTCATAATAATGAAGATTACATTTGGATGCCAAACGATGCAGCTGCGTGTTGTCGAATTTTTAAAGCAAAACACGCAATCCCTGAACCCAAAAAATTTGCTTGGCTCAGTGATCCAGAATTATGTTTCAAGCGATTATCTTTTGATTTTGAAAGCAAAGAGACTTATTACCATCCCACTTGGAGTAAGGTACTGGATTCAATAATTTCGGGGAAAGATCAATTTATCCATTTTATCGGCTCTATCTTTGAACCAAAATCAGCAAACCAGAATTATATGTGGCTCCATGGCCATGGGCGTAACTCGAAGGGATCGGTATTACGGTTTCTTGGGAATTTGATGGGATCAGCTGCCACCAGGCTCGATGCTCCAAATGAGCACACACAAAGGTTTTGGACAAATGCGCTCATCGGGAAGCGGCTAGGGTATATGCCAGATGTCTCGGACTTTGGCTTTATAAAAACTGGTTTTTGGAAGTCTCTAACAGGTGGGGATAAAATCGGGGTTGAGAAAAAGCGGGGTGATTTTTTTAATATGAAAAGTGAGTGCAAATTTATTATCGATTCTAATGATCTTCCCTCCATTTCTTCTAAACTTGCAGACACCAGAAGAATTGTACTTGTGGAAATGGGAGCCATGGAGGAGATCGAAGATTTTGAAGAAAAACTGGCTCAAGAGGGACAAGAATTCATAAATTTTTGCTGCTCGATTTATCAAAAAAATTACGCACCATTCTACAAAGCAATTCTTTGCAGCAACCAGGATTCAGTCATAAATCTCGCCGAAGACAACGAGGAGTACTTTGAATATGTCTTTAATCAAAATTTTGAATTCAATGATAACGCTATGTTACCGGCTAGAGATTTGGCAGCTGTTGCGGTAAATTCTTTTCCAGGATCGGCAAGGAAACAAGCTGATTTTAAATCTTGGTTTAAAATAAAAATCAAACAAAATAAGTCAGTTACACTAAAATATGAGTTTATTGATACCAAATGTTACCTAAAAATTAGACTTAAGAAATGTTAGCGCAACCAGGACTTGCGGTTGCGGGTTGCGGTCTGGTTGCGGCAAAAACATCAATAATATCAATAAGACAACCACCGCAACCATATATTTAGATATATATTTAATACACATACATATATAATATATATATATATATTTATATATGGGATAAGTGAAAACGCGGTTGCGGCGGTTGCGGCGGTTGCGGTTGAAAAAATTGGATCATGAAAAATTGAATTAATGGCTACCAGAAATCCATGTTTTTGTTGCTCTATAAGATTTATATAAAGTTATTGTATACAACATCCGTAGAGTTGGTTATAAGCAAGACACAATAACAACTTGATGGGGGATTTATGTATATCGTAGCTGTAAAAATGGAAAAGAAAACAGAATTGTTTGAGTTTAAGACTAAGAAAGATGCTATCGCTTTTCAAAAAGATATGGAAAAACGTGGTGTTGATACTGCTATAGCGACAACTAACGAGGATTTGGTAGAACACTGGTTTACTGCTAGGAAGGGTGACTAACATGATAATCACAATTTTAGTCAAAAGAGTATGGGGAAACATTAGGTATTACCCAAAATGCAAAACAAGCCGCTTATTGCTCAAATTAACTGGCCAGAAATGTTTTACTAAGGGGAACATATCGGTGTTGAAGGATATTGGATTTTTGGTTGAATTTGAGCGTTTAAACGAAGGAGAAGAAATATGAGAAGTATTTTAGCATGTATGTCTATGGTTTTAATGATGGCTTGCGGTGAAGAGGAAAAAAACAAAGGTGAGACTAAAATTATTGATCCAGGTAATATTGAAGTGGCGCGGGTGGATATAAAAGTTGGTCGTGGTTTTGGTAGTGTTTCTAAAGTGACAGCGGAGGTATCTTTTACCTTTGATTCTCTTTTACCAAGAGGGAACCTGATGCATTATGGTTGGATCGGAGTGATTGCTATTTCTGACGTTGATTATCCTGAAGTTTGCGATGCAAGTTCATACAGAGATTTGATGTCTTATGTCCAAGTTAAAGAATTACCGCCAGGAAAATACTACGCAAGAGCTTGTGCAGCTAATGGGGTTACTGGCTACTTCTCGAAAGGGATCACTAAAGAATTCACTGTTGAAGAACCTTTATACCCACAATAAATCTTGCATAGATAGTATCGTTATGAAATAATAAAAGAAAAATCTCTAGGGGGACTCAAGGCATGGCAAAAGAAAAAGCTAAAGGCAAGCCTAAAGTTAAAGCTAAAGCACCAAAAAAGTAAAGATATAAGTTAGTTATAGCGCAATATTTATTTTAATATATTGGATTTATTTGTGAACACCTTCTTTAAAAACCAGTCTCCAGCTGGTTTTATTCATCCTATTAAAAATAAATCCGATGTGAATAAATAGCCTGCCCTTATGGTGGGCTTTTTTGCGTTTAAATTTTGTGGATGTATTTCGTTTTTATTTGGAAATGAGTGGATTAATAATGAAAGATGAACCAAAAAAGATATTACGCGATGAAAGGGGGTATTTTGTTAAAGGTTCAGCACCGCCGAATCCGGCTGGCCGTCCTCCTTTCCCACCTGAATTGAAAGCGGTTAGAAAGTTATCACCAGCCTTAGTCGCTGGTATGATTAGTCGTTATGCGAGGATGACTAAAGGTGAAATCGAAGCTGTTATAGAGGATAGAACCACAAGATCAATTGATTTAACAATTTGTAAGATACTATTAAAATCGGTCGAAGATGGGGATTATAGCCGATTGAATTTCTTATTAGATAGGTCTATAGGCAAGGTTAAAGAGAGTGTAGAAATTAGCATTCCTAAGCCTACGATTATAGAGCGGTTAGATGGTTCTCAAATGCAATTAGGGCATGATAAACCAAAGATGATAGACGCGGAGTATGAAGATGAGGGTGATAGCTGAAATAGGTTCTAATGTTAAATCATTAGAGGATTGCATCCATTCAATTAAGATGGCTAAACACTTTGACGCTGATGCCGTTAAATTTCAGTATTTCACTAGCGAGGATATGTTTGGTATTCGAGGTGTTTGTAAGAATCTTTTAGATAAAGATTGTATCCCAAAACTTAAAGATATTGCGGATGAGTACGGTATTGAATTTATGTGTACGGTATTCAATCCTATTACATTAAAGTGGTTACTTCCTTATGTAAAAACAATCAAGATTGCCAGCTCGGATATGGAGCACATAGATTTATTGGATGTGGCTCTAGAGTCTGGAAAAGATCTTTATTTAAGCACCGGAGCTCATAGTCAAGATGAGATAAGTAGTATTCTTGAGCATATTGGTGACACTAAGAAAGTGACGCTGTTTTATTGCCAAGCTGAATACCCCACATACCGAACAGACTTTCGCAAATTAGCTATGCCTCCATTCAGCAAATTTCCGAGAATTGGTTTATCAGATCATAGCAAAGAGATTTACGTTACTCCTCTTATGGCTAAGATGTATTCGATGGTGGCTTTAGAAAAGCATGTTAATTTCTGTGGGTATACTGATACCCCTGACGCTCCTCATAGCCTGAGTGCTGATGAATTCGATATGATGATAAGAGCGATTAAAGGAGAACAGCCTACGAGTTTTTTGTCCGTAGGAGATGAGCCCATGAGGCTTAGGCATAATCGGAGGTTGATTGTTATTAAAGAAGTGAAAGCCGGTGATAGGTTTATTTATAATGAGAATTTTGGAGCTTATAGGTCAATACGTGATAATGTTGACGGAATTAGCCCGATATTCTACCATAAAGTAAATCAAATGTACGCAAAAAGAAACCTAAGCATCGGTGATGCTATTACTTTAAAGGATTATTAATTATGTATCATGATTACCAAGAATATACAGTAACGATAGCATCGGGAACCACCACAAGTACAGAGGTCGATATAGCTCATAACTATGAGCATGTTTATTTATTGATACCTAGTTCTAGCGTGGGCAATACCAGGATTTTCATGTCTAACAAGCTTGGTGGCACCTACTACCCTGCGGCTACTGCAGCGGGTGCTAACGTGGATATTGCGAGCTCAATTTCTGGCAAATATGTTCAAATAGAAAATCATGGTCGATTTAATAAAGTGATAGCGTCCACCGCTCCAGCTGATGGCGCAAGCTATACTTTCGTTTGCTACACTTAATGTTTCATGTGAAACAATTTGATATTTAAACCCCATAGTCTTAAGCAAGAAAACGCCATTTTTAGTGATAAACCAATCACTATTTTGGCTACTGGTATTCAGTACGGCAAGACTACGGTAGGCGCGATGAGGATGAAAATCCTCATGCACAAACATACCGATCCGAGAGATAACTTTCTTATCACCGCACCAACTTATAAGATCATGCAACAGGCAACATTGCCCGAATTTCTTCGGGTGATGAAAGATTGTGGAGAGTATAGCAAGTCGGATTCAGTTTTCAGGATGCACAACGGTGGTACCTGTTGGATGAGAACAGCTACCGATCCCGATTCAGTGGTGGGTATTACGGATATCAGGGGTGTTTGGGGAGATGAAGCTGGTCTTTATTCTCTATATTTCCATGAAAACATACAGGCTAGAGCTTCAATAAAAGAAGCTCCAATCATCTATACAACCTCGCCGTATTCCCTAAATTGGATCTATTCAGATTACATTAGACCTAAAATCAAGGGCAAATGCCCGATTGATGCTGAGATCATTCAAGCTAAGTCGAATGAGAATCCTTATTTTCCCGCTCATGAATTTGAGCGTAAGAGAATATCAATGGATCCTCGGCGGTTCAATATGATTTATGGTGGAGAATTTCATAAAATTGAGGGTTTGGTTTATGATTGTTTCGATCAAGATATTCATTGTGTATCTTGGAAAGAGTTAGATCATAAAACCGTTTATGTGGCTGGTGTCGATTGGGGTTTCACAAATCCAAGTGTTATTTGCGTACTTGGGGTAACTCCAAATGACGGGGTTTTCCTAGTTCATGAGTTTTATAAGACAGGCCAGACTATAAATGATTTGGTCGAGATGGCGAAAAAGCTGAAGAATGTTTTTAATATTGAACGTTTTTACTGCGATCCGTCAAGCCCACATAATATATCTGAATTTAATAAGCATAAGCTCACGGCTATAGGCGCGGATAACGATATAAGACCTGGAATAGATGCTTTCTATGAATTGATTAGGAATAATAAATTCCATGCTTTTGAAGGCAAATGTCCTCATTTTCTTGATGAGGTATCGATTTATCACTATCCCGCTCCAAACGATATCGGCTCGGACAAGGATGTTAAAGAGCAAATGCCTGTAAAACAGCATGACCATTGTATGGATGCCCTACGATATCCCATTTATGCCTTGAGCAAAACCAAGGGGTATTTTAACAAAAGAAGTCCGGTAAGTCCCAACCACAAGGATATTGACTATCGTCTGCATGTGGTTGATGATATGCTTATAAAGGGCATAAATAACACTGAGTATGATTGGTAGTATCGTGATTTATCCTTATCATTGTCCGGCGTGTAAACATGAGTTCGAGGTTATTAAAAGCGTTAGGCAGATTAACGATGAGGAATCTTGCGAGTTGTGCGGTCAAATATCAGTAAGGATAATCGCTAAGAGTCAGGCTTTTTATGGTGCCAATGATTGGGATACCGCTCATTACAACCAGGCTTTGGGTATGAGGGTAAGATCCAATAAAGAGGCTCAAAGAATTGCAAGAGAGCGCGGGATGATTGAAGTTGGAACAGAAAATATTGAAAAAATCCATAAAAAATTTGATACGGAACGTGAAAAAAAGATAGAAACAAGATATGATGATATCTTAAATACCACAATAAACGTGAGAACAGCTTAATGCTTTCAGAACATGCAAAGCTTGGAGATCCTACGAAAGTAGATGATGATCAAAGTCCTGAAGATCGTCAAATTGTCGCTAAGGTTCTCAAAGAATTTGAAAAGCTTAAAAAGCATAGATCTAAATACGATTACAATTGGCTTCATTATTATAAGATGTGGCGCGGTGATCAATGGGATGGCATAAAGATGCCAAAACATCGGCAACGTGAATGCATCAACATGATTTGGCAAACTGTTCAAGCGAACATGCCATTGCAAACAGATGCTAGGCCGAGAATACAGTTTGTCGCCGAAGAGCCATCAGACATTGAATTTGCCAATGTTTTAAATGAGGTTATGGAGGCAGATTGGGAGCGTGGCAATTGGTTAGTTCCCCTATCGGAGATCATTCTGGATGGATATATTTACGGTACTGGTTACGGGTCACTTGTCTATGACGCGGAAGCTGATTTCGGAATGGGGTCGGCTCA